AACTTTTAGGGCTAGCAGTGCCGAATCCAGGATATCCCGAACAAGCGCCTCCTGGCTAGGAGTCAGGTGCTCCAATTCGCCAGACTCGTGCAGGACACGCAAGCCAGCCTCAATCATTTCGGGCGTCACCTCGATCTGGGTAACGCCCTCTTTTGTAGAACCGGCCTGTCGGGACTCATCCTTGCACATTCTTGTGTTCCGTCAAGTATATAGTTCCCCGTGTTTCTTTGCCCACCTTCGGTGAGCGTGGCCGAATCATGGCGTGATTTGGGTCCACCGTCAAGTCTCTGGTAACGGCAACCCCCAATGTTGAGCCAGTCGGTGCAGGGCGCAGGTCACGGTTGATAGTCCGTATCCCTTGCACATCTTGCGACAGGACCAGCCGTTGATCTGCCGGCCAATGTCCTCCAGTTCGCGGCGGGGCTGAAACAAGCCTTCGATAATGCCCTGCAACGCCCACGTCTCAACCTTTGTCAGCTTCGCGCCTGTCGTTGATCTCATGACCATCTCTGCGTGATAGCTGCGTGGGAACTCCGGTGCATCCTCGTTGTAGCCATCGTCTGTTCTGACATCGACACCGAGGCTTCCAAGGTAGTGCTTTTCGTACTTGCGGGCGGCCTCGTAGTAGCCGGGCGCGATGTCTTGATCCCGAAGCAAGCGTTCAAATAGGCCAATGGCCTGGTAGGCCTGCCGGCTGACCTTCTGATCCTTGTGCGCGGCGATGACGGTGCTTTTCCGCTGGCGTTCCACAGTCGGTGCGATTGCAATATCGATAGTCATGTGTGCTCCGTTGGTTTACGCGGGCACTATTTTCGGCGGCTGGGATAGAAGCGAGCAGGGTCGAAGCCGGAATCCCCACCCTTGACACGTCCTAGATATTCGCCGTTAGAACTGATGATGACGCAAACACCAAACTGTTCGTTTTCAAGGACGTAGCCTTGCGGTGGCGTTCCCTGCAGAACGTGCATTCTCGTGATATACATATCCCCGTTGTAAGATTTGACTTCTGCGGTCAGCCATTTGCGTCGGTGTGGTCCAATTCGGCTGTTGATGACCTTTTTTGCTCGTGTCAGCCTTTCGTTTTCGTCTTGCGTCATCATGCAGCCTCCGTTTCCAGCAGGTCTGTGCTGATCGTGTCTTCGATGTACTGGCGTTTGGCGACTGCGGTTTCTGGATCATCGTAGGGACCGGCAAACTGACATTGGTCTCGATTGCCAGCGTCATCCTCCATCCAGAACCAGACCCAAAATTGCCCTGTGAGATCAACGACGATGGTGGAAGCGATGGTGTGGGTCACGGCTTTCTCCCCGGGCGGACCTTTTTTGATCTTTGCTTGCGGATCTTGTCGCTGGCTGATCCAGTCAGCACGCGCTTGACCTTGCCGTCTTTGTCGATCGTGAAGCCTTTGCCGATGCTCTTGGTCGTCATTCCACGGCACCTAGAAAGGATTCAACGTCACTGACCGCCTGCGTCAAAAGTTGCGATCTTGCGGGCTTTTCAAACTTGACAACCTTGCTGCCAACCAAAACGCAAAAAGCCCCACCTTCATCAAACCCAACAAGGTGAGGCGGCACAGGCGATTTGATACTTAAAACAGCAGACTTCCACGCATCTAGTGTCACGGGTAGACTTTGGCGCGTAATCTTCTGCGGCCGACTGCCAGCCACAGCTAAATAACCGCGCCGAATGCGATAACGGACGCAGGATTTAGACACTCCTGCAGCGTCAGCATACTCACCCACAGTCATCGGCAGGCGATCTTCCGCAACAATGCTCATCATTTTTCTCCCTGATACCTATCGCAAGCAACTTCTGTTTTTCCAACGCAGCTGTCAGATTTCGGGCTTAATGAATTTCTGCAAACGCCAGACCGGACCCATCCGCATTTGCCGCACACGAGCTTTTTTTTCATTCCACGGCCTCCAGGAGCTTGATCAGCACGGCAGCCGGTATCGTGATCATGTCGTGACCTGCTGCGGTTTGTATCTCGATCGATTGGCGGATTTGTTCGGGGGTCATGCCAACCTCCACTGCCGAACCGGGCGTCTGTGATTGATCGGGCGTCGGCTGGGAACATAAGCCCCTGGCTCCCATCCCTCGTCTTTGGGAAAAGCAGCACCCATGATCCTGGAATCGATGCCAGCCGGTACCGGGCAGACCTCGTGGATGTCATCAGCCGTGATCCATTCGCGCTTGGATGCCAACTTGCGGGCGATCACGCGGACTTCCGCTAGGTATTCGGCTTTATCAGGCCGGGCTGATTGTTTTGGCGCTATGCCGTCGAAATAGGGATGATCGTTCATTCTGCGGCCTCCATCATGTGACCAGCACCATGCGCATCGAAGTTTTCATCCGGTTTTTCAGCCAAGAGTTGATCGTTCCAATCGCCCCAATCCGGCGGCAGCCGGACCTCGACGTGATAGCCCTCCACACTCAGCCGGTGCGCCAGATTGACCGCCGCCGCCTGGCCGGCATAGTTCTGATCCCGATCGCCGAAGATCAGGATGTGCCGCGCAGTCGGGGGCGGTTGCCATTTCAGCATCCCGCCAGTCGAAAGCGCAGCCCAGACCGGAACATCGTGGATTTGAGACGCGGCCAGAGCCGTCTCGATGCCCTCCGCAATCCCCATCGTGTCGGCCGATGGAGCCAGCCGAACCGCGCCGCCGTGCGGCACGGGACACGGAGCCAGCTTGCGCGGCTTGTCGAGATCAGCCTTGCGGCCTAGCTCGTCCAAAAACGTGAAATGAACCGTGTTGACTGACATGTCAGGCGACGTGAACAGGGCCAGCATTGCCGGATGCTCCGTCGTCGTCCTGCTATCATGGCGATATGTCGCCTTGCGCGCAAACCTCAACGCCTTCGGGTATGTGTCGATGTCTAGGCCGCGACGGGTTAACCACCACGAGGCAAGACACGATCCATCCAGGTGCGCCGCAGCTCGCCACTGGTTGACGAACACAGCCGGATCAAGACCGCGGCTCGCCTTTGGCGCGGAAAACCGCGCGTCCGGCAGGTGCTGCTCGATCATCTTGCGAGCCGTGATGAAATCGACGCTGTTGACTCGCATGACGAGATCAACGCCGTTTCCAGGGCCACACGAGTTGCAGTAGAACGATCCGCTACCCGCCTTGTCGTCAAAGCGAAATCGATCTGTTCCACCACAGCACGGGCATGGTCCGTGCTTGTTGGTCAGGAACTTCGAGGCTACGCCAAGCTGGGGCAGCAAAGACCGCCACTTGCCCAGCGCCCGATCCTGAATGCGCTCAAACGCCATGGGACACCTCCATGCGCGCTCTGGATTTCGCGAAGGCAATGTCTCGCGACCTCAGCCAGGACCGCAGTAGCGGCGTTGGGTCGGTTTCGTAGTCGGCCAGTCCCTTTGGCCATACGCCGAAAATCTCGCGGTATGCGTGGCTAACCCATCCCTTTTTGCGGCCTCGATCATACGCGTAGCCAAGCAACTGGCCATAGACCGCGGTCTTGCCCATCGCCGCAATCTGATCGCGGACGGACAGGCCCTTCTTGCCGGACGCGCCAAGCTCTTCCAGATCGCCGTCCGCCTCGCGAAACTGCGGCATCGGGCGTTCCGTCCCGCACGCTGGACACTCCCGCATCGTCGCCGGGACTAAGCAGCCGCAAAAGTGGCATTCCTTCGGCAGTGGCCCGTCCCGGTCCTTGCGCTTGGCGTCCTTCGGCGCATCCCGGCCCATGTCCAGGCTGTCGTGATCGATGTCCGTCACCATGCCCAGCCTCATGTGCGTGTCGGAATGGTCGAGGATCAGCGCGTAATCCTTGCCTGGTGCCGTCCGCAAAGCCCGACCGATAATCTGAACAAACAGGCTTTGCGATTTCGTTGGCCGCGCTAGGATTAGACAGCGCACATCCCAATCGATCCCGGTCGTCAGGCAACCGATGTTGCAGACCACTTGCACATCGCCGTTGGCGAGCTGCTTGCCGATCTGTTCCCGCTCCTCCCGCGGCGTGTTGGCATCGACATAGGCGACAGCAACACCAGCCTCGGCAAAGCGATCCCGCAGGGCCTGCGCATGCAACCGATTGACGGCAAAGCACAGCGTCGGCAACCCTTCGGCTCGTGAAAGCCACGTCGTCACCACGTCAGCGACCAACTGCGGCTGGCTCATGCGTTCGCCAAGCTGGCCTTCGTGATAGTCACCGGCCACGGTCTTGATCCCGCTCAAGTCGGGATGGCTAGGCGCAAACACGCGGAACGGCGACAGATAACCAGCCTCGATCAATTCAGCCGTCGAAGTGGGGCGGATCAAGTCATCGAACAGCAAGCCAAGGCCGGTCGACCATGGCGTTGCCGACAACCCGACAAACGGAATGTCCGCCGTCGACATCCAGCGCTCATAGACCTTGAACCGGACATGAGCTTCATCGATTACCGCAATGTCCGT